AAGAACTTAAATATGATTATATTGATTTCATTAAAGCTTATTCTGTAGCTGAAGCTATAAAAAATTATTATAAATAGGATGTTTAATTATGAAAATTCTAAAAGTATTACTAGTTATGGTTTTAAATATAATAGCAAGTGGTACCACTTATTATTTAATTAAGGATTATTTCTTTGAAAAGATAGAGGATAATCCTGGTGCATTACCAATGGCAGTAGTTATATCTATAGTTATTTTAGCTGTTTGCTTTATAGGTTATGGGATTATATTTACTATGTTGATAATGTAGAATAGAGGAGTGGTATATTGGACTGTAAAGATATAGAGTTTATCCCTGTTGATTTTGAAAATGATGATGGTAAATTATTATTTGCTACAGAAGCAATTAATTATACATTAGAAAAGATAGGAGAAAAGGAGTTTGTAAGAGTAACAGAATATAATGACCACCCATACATAGTAGTTAAAAAATAAGGGGTAGTATTATGAAATATCTAAAACTTATAAAAGAATCATTTAGTGCAAAGGTAAGGCTAAAAGTATGGCAGACTATAATAGTTTATGGATTAATGGCTTTAGCTTATGCTATGCCTATATTATGTTATATTAAACAGAATATATATCCTGCCTTTATAGGTTTTATAGCTATAACCCTATCTGGCAAGCTTGCAATAAAATGGGATATGGAAAATAGAGACAGATGATATCCGAAAGTCTACCTAGACGAACAAATGAGAATCGTAGCCTGGCGAGCATTAAATAATTTGGGCTAGGATAACAGGATTGTTGGTTAGTAGTAGGTTAACTGGCAAGGTCTATGAAAGCAAGTGGTTATAGGGGTAATCTATAACCTTGCCGATTATCCCTCGCCCAACAAATTTTTTATGAACTATAAACATTGAAGTGAGAGCGAAGCAGTGATGTAGTCTAACTTTTATGTTAGGCGTCTCCAAGGATACCAAAAATGGAGGTACCTATAATAACTGCTAAAAAGTCCTGTAAAAGTTTACTTACATATTTATTTTAATAAGAGGTGTTTATATGTCTAATAAAATAGAGGAGTTTAATACAGTTTTAGGTGAAGGTTTAAAGATTAAAGGTAAGACAATAAATGAAATAAAGAATATACAGAGAGAATCAAAGTCTATTTATGAAGAAGAAACTAGAAAATGGGATAAAGATGAAGCTGAAGAGTGGCTTAAAGATAATGACTTTAAGATAAGTGATTATGATAATATGTCTAACTTTCATGCCTTTAGACAAAACAACCCGGATAAATATGATGAAATAAGAGCAGATGTGGCTCCATTCGATTTTGATGAAACAGACGGTGTTCAGGTACTATACGGTTTCTTTGATGATAGCGATAAAGGGTCAGAGATACAGTCTATTAGATTTTATCATGGTGGTGACGCTGAATAAAGGGGAGTTCATATATGTTTAAAGACAAGGTTAGTATAAGGGTAAGTGATAATAATAATTATATGTCGGAGATAAGAATTAATGGTAAAACCATTCCTTTTATTTACTCTTATAACTTACAACAAAGAGTAGGTGAAACTCCTGTATTAGATTTAGAATTAGATGCAAGTAATTTAGATTATAATGGTAAAGCTGATATTAATATTGATAACTTAATATGTGGTAATAAGAAAATGGCTAAGGAAATATATGATACATTGAAAGAAAAATATGATTTTGAATAAGATATAAGGGGTGATTTAATATTCCAAACTATACTTTCATATGTGAGAATTGTGGTGAGATAGAAATTAATTTACCTGTAAAAGAAAGAAATATAGATACTTGTCCTAAAGATAGCTGTGATGGAAAGGTAAAAAGAATATTTACAGGTCATCCTGGTATAAGATTTAAGGGTAATAATTTTTATTCGAGTAAAGAGTAACAGGGGTGATTTAATGAAAATTGATATAGGGGATAAAGATGGAGAGTTCTATAAAGTATATTCATGTGCTAGATGTGATAAAGACCACTATGTTAATTTCTTTGAATTTAAAGGTAAACCAATAAATGTAAATGGTATAGATAAAGAGTATTGGGGTTTATGTCCTAATACAAAAGAACCTATACTAATGCATATTGATAAATAGGAGGAAGTATTATGGAAGATGAAAAAATTAATTATTCTGATACACCTATTAACGATAAACTCGAACGTTTTTATGAAATAATGTTAGCTACTGCTGGTACAGCTTTTTCTATATACGGTGGTTTAACTGGAATGATAGATGGGATGTGGGCTGTAATAGGTTTAACTATATCGTTTGCTTTATATCAGTCTACATCAGTAGCAAAATATATAACCAAATTAAGATAAATACGCAGGGGTGAGGTAATAGTTATCCGTGAGGACTCCAAATCCTGCATATAAGAGTGCGAATCTCTTCCCCTGCGCCAATTATACTATTAAGACAGAGCACTAAGTTGCTCTGTTTTTTTATTTAAAAATATAAACTCTTAAATATATAATGTAATCTACATATAATTATTGTAGTGAAAGGGATGATTAGATATATTAAGGGGGAAGATTTATGTGTAACCAAATAGTAAAAGATGAAGAAGAGGAAGAGTTTAAAAGATTATACTACATAGAAGAAAAGACTAAAGATGAACTGGCTGAAATGTATGATACAAATAGAAGGGTTATAAATAGAACTTTTAATAGATTCGATATGGTAAAAGCTGAACATGATGAATATGAATTCACACCAGAACATATAGAAAAAGTTAAAGAAAATCTTCCTGATACTGTACAGGAAAGAACTTGGGATTTATCAGAAGAAGGAAGAAAAGCTATAAGTCGTGCTATGCAGAGAATACATACTAAACACGGTCTTTATGCAGACATACCTATTATCTGTCATAGTGATGACTGTCCTTACAGTGAGACGTGTGAGTTATATCAAGATGATGAAGAACCAGAAGGAGAAAAGTGTCCTATTGAAATAGCTACTATAATGAAATTAACTAACGAATATGCTAGTGAATTTAATGTAGAAGCTAATAATACAACAGCTTTATCACTTATAAGAGATTTAGTTAATGCAGAAATATCTATACGTAGAGCAGATAAACTAATATCTATAGATGGTAATCCTATAGAAGAGGTTGCTGTAGGTGCTAGTGAAGACGGTAGACCTATAACACGACCAGAAATAACTAAGCCTTATGAGTTAAAAGAGAAGTTACTTAAGAGGAAACATAGAATAATGTCTAAGTTAAATGCTACTCCTAAAGATAAAGCTAAAACAGAAAAAGAAGACGACAAAGACTTTTCTTCTTATATATCAAAGTTGTTTGCTAGTATGCAAAACAACAGCGATAATAGTTCAAATCCAGATGTTATTGTTGTTGATGATGATAAAGAAGATAATAATGAAAAAGAGGTGAACTGATATGAGTATTACTGGTATACTGGGTAATGCTTTTGGTGCAGTGAAAGAAAAAGGAATAATTGGTGCTAAAATTGCTGCTAGGCAGTTAACTAGAGGTACTAGGATAGCTGGTGCTGGTGATGATTTTGCTAGAAGGTTAGGTAGTTTAAATTTTGATAATGGTGATGAAATCCTTGCTGGTATGGGTGGAGTTATGAGAGGTGCTACTACTAGCAATACTACATCACGAACAGCTTCAACTATGGGTAGAAGAATGGCTAGAGGTGCTAGTAATTTACCTGCTAAACAAGTTGCACAAAACTTTACAGCAGGTGGTAGAGGTATGAGTAATCTTCCTGCTAAACAAATAGCACAAAATTTTACTCCAGGTAGAGGTACAAGTAATATAAACTGGGGAAATGTAGCCAATCAAGGATTAACTAGAGGACAAAAAGCAGGTCTTGCTGGTGCTGGTATAGGTGCTGCTCTTGCACGTGCTGGTGGTGGAAGACGTAGAAGTAGGTAATTAGATTAAAGTAATTAAGGGGTGTTTTAAGATGGCACTTTCAGATGCCTTTTCAATATCTAATAATACATTCTTAAGAACAAATACACCTAAGAGGATAGAAAATTTATTTACTGGTGTTAAGCCTACTGCTTTCGCTCGTTCAAGTATGAGCCTTGTAGCAGGTGGTGCAATAGCTGCTAGGAGTGCTATAAGTGAAGCTCAAACTACAGTAGGTAAAAAGATACCAGGTATACAAAAAGCACCTGCTATGGGTTGGGATACACGTAATGCAACAACTGGTACAGGTGCTTTAGCTAGAGCATTAGGTAGTATGAATTCAAGAAGATAGATAGGAGTGATTTGTTATGCCTGTAGGTGGTGGAACAGGAGCATACACAGGTTGGGGATACAACCGTATGCTTGATAAGTTTTTAAGTCGTGGTATAGACCACCAAAAGTTTATGGGTAAAGAACTTACATCTAAAGGTAAAAAGATGGCAAGAAAAATATTAGGACCAAAAGAAGGTTCATTGACTAGTGGTGGTTTAAATACTGCTAAGAAGTTTGGTTTCGGTGGTATGGCACTAGGACTTGCAATAGGTGTACCTTTAGAAATGCAACAAGGTAAAGGTTTAGGTGAAGCTATTGTAGGTGAAGCTGCTAGAGATATGATGTATGCAGCAGCACCAGAAATGATAGGTTATCATATAGCTTATAGTCTTGCTAAGAATTACCCAAAGATGAAACGTGCTAAAGAACAGGAAAGAGATTACATACAGAATTTTAGGCAAGTCGGTGGAGACTATGTAGATAAACAATCATATTATAAATCACGTTCTCGTGCTATGGAACAGATAAAACGTAGTAGACAGAATATAAGTAATAACTTAGGTAAGGAAGCTCGTAGATTTCACAGATAATTAGGAGATAATATATATGGATAAATCAGTATTTGAAACAATAGATGAAAAAAAATTAGCAAAGTGGGTAAAAGACCCTGTAAATTTCGCTACTTCTGTATTAGGTATAGAACCACGTGATTATCAGAAGTTAATGCTTAATTCAGATAGTAATAAACGTATAGTAAGGTCTGGGCGTAGAATCGGTAAAACACTCTCAATGATAGTACATATGACTTGGTATGCTACAACCCACGAAAATTCCAGACAGCTTATAGTGGCTCCACGTGGTGCTCAGGTAGATGCGATATTTGAAGAACTAAGAAAAATAATTAAAGATTCAGATATATTACAGAGTTCTATAAAACATTCTAAACAATATCCACAGACAATAGAGTTTCACAATGGTGCAATTATAAAAGGTTTCTCAGCAGGAACTAGTTCTGGTGGACAAGGTAACTCTATACGTGGTCAGGGTGCAGACTGGATATATATAGATGAGTCTGATTTCTTAGGTCCAGAAGATTTAAATGCTATTATGGGAGTCCAAATAGAAGATATAGGTAATATCGGAATATGGGCTGCTTCCACACCTTCTGGTGCTAAGAAATTATTCTATAAATGGTGTGTTAATTCTTCAGTTAAATACACCGTAGATAATTATGAAGACTTGAATTTAGTAAAGAAAGTTAGAAAAAATGGTAATGGTTGGGTACAATTTCACTTTCCTAGTATGGTATTACCCTCTTGGGATGAAAAGCTTGAAGCAGAAATGCGTAGCTTATTTACTGAAGAAGGTTATATACGTGAGGTATTAGCTGAATTCGGTGAACAGGAAGGTGGAGTATATAATAACGATTATATAGAAATAGCTAAGAACACTGGCTATACATATAAAGATATGAAAGGTAGAGACCTTCCTATTGATAATCCACGTATCATAGGTGTTGACTGGGATAAAGCTACTAACCCAACTAATATAATTATTATGGAGTTTATACCAGAGATAAAGAAGCTTGCTGTTGTGGCAAGAGAACAAATATCTCCAGGTGAATTTACTTACGATAATGCAGTAAGTAAAATTGTCAAGTTATATAAAAGATGGGCATGTGATTATGTCTACGCTGATGAAGGTCATGGTGAATATCAGGTAGAAATGCTCAAGAAAAAACTTGGAAGGAATACTGTACGTGGTTTTGCTTTTAACCAAAAGATAGAAGTAATGGACCCAGTTGATAAAAAGAAAGTTAAGAAAGAACTTAAACACTTTATGGTAACAGAAACAACTATAATGTTAGAAAGAAAACAATTAGCTTTTCCTAGTGATGATGAAGATTTAATAAGAAACTTCCAAAACTATGAGATAGTTAGATATACAAGAAGTGGTAAGCCTATTTATACAGATAAAGATGAACACGCTCATGATGCAGTAACATTAGCAGTATATGGATTTAATAAAGAATATCCAGATATAACTAAACTTATAGAAAGAGCTAGGTATGCTAAGAGTGTTAAGGAAGTTAATAAAAAAATTAATGAAGTACAAGATATAGGTAAGATTTTCGGTGACTCATCTTTTGATGATGAGGAAGATAGTGAAGAAGAAAGTGATAATTATGTTAGACATATGAAAGCTATTGAAAGAGCAAATGATAAAATTGGTGATAGAGGTGGTTTTCAGAGTTGGGGTGGTAGAGGTTACAGTTCAGGACCACCCGGAAGAAGTAAGTTGTAAATTAGATATGTACAGGTAATGACTGTAGGAACCCTTTCTTCTATGGTTTTTCTCCCCCTCCCCTTTTTCCATAGAAGTTTTATCCTACAGTCACCTTTTGAAAATATATATTTAGGAAGTGTTTTTATATGACAATATATTATAAACCTAAAATTTCATATAAGTTAGATGAATTACCTCCTATAGAAAAAACTGATAAAGTATTAAATCCAGATTATCATGTACCAGTAGAAGAGATAATAGATTATGATGAAGAACTTAATCTAAATATAGATTTTATAATACACTTATGTGAAAAAGAGTTATCTAAAAAGGATGGGTTTGAAGAGTATCGTGAAGTTGCTAAAGAAAAGTATTACTGCCTTAATCCTTTAGATACTGAACAACGTTCTACACTAAATGAATTTGAGAATAGTTATCAAGATACAACTAAATATGATAATGGTGATACAAGTAATTCAACTATAGTATCTTATTTATATCCTAGAGCATTACAGTTAAAAAGAGATATAGAAATGGATATAGAAGAAGATTATAACTTTAAAGGTAAGAGTGATGATTACTTAATAAATTTATTTGATGATTCAATAAGTAATATAAAGAAGTATACTGATAAATTAGATGCTGAAGACTTAGGTAAGAAACTTATTATACACGAAGACTATGACCCTGTAGATAAAAGTCACAGGGAAAAGATTAGGAAATTAAATCAGACCTTAGATGATTATGAGTATACTGAAGATAAGTTAAAAGAAGCTTATGGTAGAGCAATAAATAACGGTAATAAAAATAAAGCTAGAGATTTACAAAATGCTATTAGTAATATAAAAAGTGATAGAAGTAATCTAACACAGGAAGTATCACACGTTGCTTCTGCTACTGAAACACTATTTAGAAAGTCTGAAGAGACAGATAGTTATATACAGAAGATGGCTTATATGTTATTAGCAAGTCCAGCTGATAAGCTTAATCAATCAGTGTGTTGTATGTTAAAACTTCTTATAAAACAATTAGATATAGAAGATGAATTAGATTCACTAGATGTAACAATAGGCAAAGACTTTTATAAAAACTTTCATAAGAATGTACCGTTAACTGAATTAAGAAAAATGATAAAAGCTATGAGGATACTTTTAACTATACAACTATATGCTTCAGGTGATAAGTTAAATAAATTCTTAAATAAAATAGTAAATATGTTACTCTCACCAGTTAGAACAGCTTTAGATACACTTATAAATATATTAATGGATGTAAAAAGAAGAGTAGTAAGTAGAGTAGAAAATGGACTATCATCTATTTTACAAAGTAATATGGAAAACCCAGATAATATATTAGACTGTATACATTTTGAAGGTTTTGCTGATTTACTTGTTGATGGTATGGAAGATATTAATGAAGAAATAGAAGGTAGACTTTTAGATTTATATAAATTTGTTCATGAAAGAACTAAGAAGTATACAAAAGATATTATAGAGTTAGGAAAAAATGATAAGATGCGACAGATACATCGTGTCTTAGGTGATTTTGACGAACTATTAGGAGACATAGATAAATTTATATACAATCTATCAAGAGCAGGTAACTTAAGTGGTAAGGATGGAATAGAAAATATAGTTACTAAATTCTTACATGATATAGGATTAGATACTACCTATAATTCTACTACTGGAAGATATGAAGCTATTGATTTAGATGACTGCTTAGATACTGGTGAGGATATGGATAATTACTTCCATTACCTACCAGATAAAAAAGATGACTTAAATGAAATAAATTTACGTGAAGATAGGCAGTATAAAGATTTTATAGAGAATAATCCTGGTGGTTTAGAAATAGCCTGTAGAGATATAGGTACACCAAAAGATTACAAAAAGGATATTGATGTAGAAGATTTTGCTAACAGTTAGGAGGTAGTAATAAAAAAGTGGGGCTAGATTATAATATATCTTTTGATGAAATACGTGAAGATAGAAATAAACTACTTAAGTATATTAGAGATGCAGGTGGACCACAACAATTAGCTGATAAATTAGAGGTTCCACATGATACTCTAAACTATTGGAGAATAGAAAAACACAATATAATGTATGAGGATTACAAAGACTATAAGAAAAAGTCGAATAAAGACCCTCTTAAGGAAAAATCTGACAATGAAGTATTTGATAACCAAGAGGATAATATTACTCCTTATACTCTAGAAGAAGACGGTTTTGAAGTAGACTTTGAAGCTGATGATAATAAAGGGTATGAGTATAAAGGTGACCATTATTTAATTGAAACTGAAGATGGTACCTTAAGAATTACCGAAGATATGTTAAAGAAATTCAAGAGGTTATATTCTGGTGGTGATGACTACCTTACTAAAAAAGAGACAGCAGATGAATTAGGTATACCAAAGAAATACTTACAGATTATAAAAAATGCTTTTGATATAACTCATAATGATATAGAGTTTACCGATGAAGAGTTGCTTAGAAATAATGATAATGAACTATTAAATAAGAAAATACTTGCTAAAAGAGATAGATTGAGAAAGAAAATAAAACACGCTGAATATGAACAAGCTATTAAAGAGAATAAAAAGTTTAGAAAAAAGGATTATTATACCGATAAGGCTATAGATAAGGTTAATAGCTTTATAAGAAACAACGGTTTTATAAATAATAATATAAGTTTTGTAGAAGATAATAAAGATGAAGATAGTAAGAAGACTATTGTTATTAATATAAGTGACTGGCACACTGGTAAGTTAGTAGAAGCTGGTTCAATAATAGGCTATGATGAAGGCTTTAATAAGAATATTTATGAAAAACGTATAAACAAATATCTTAAAGTAGCTATTAATCTTATAAAGAAAGTTAATCCACACCGTGTTTTAATATTAGATTATGGTGATGGTACAGATAATCCAGAAGCCAATCAGTATAACAGTCAACAGAAGTATCAGGATATTTCTTATGAAGAACAGTTTGTAAAACACGTATCTGATTTATCTTCATTTATAAGAGAAGTGGCTAAGTATTTTCCAAATTTAAAATACTCTAAGGTTAGAGGTAACCACTCTAAAGGTGAGATTAATTGGGATTTACTTGCTGCTAAAATGATTAAAGATAGATTTAATACTATAGATAATATTGAAATTGATGCACGTAAAAAACCTATTAAGAATCATAATATATATAACTTCAACTTGGTACAAATGCACGGAGATAATATGCCTACTAAAATAGATACACCATCTTCTGTAGCAAAGAGTTTAGGTTTAATTAATATGCAGAAGTTATACTCAAAACAAACTTATCTAGTGCAGGGTCATTTACATCACCAAGCTGAAGAAGGTGTTGGTTATAAGAGAATATTACTTCCATCTATTGTTGGTGGTGATGATTTATCCAATAATATGATGAAAGTAACAAGTAGACCAGCACAGGAAATATTCATATTTAAAGAAGGCGAAGGGTTAACTGATAGAAAGACAGTATATTTGGATTAAAGGAGTTATAAAATATGAAAATAAATAAAGCTATAAAGAATTTATTTACAGGAAAATCAAATAACTCCCTCAATACAGTTGGAAGAGAGTATACAGGTGATGATGAAGAACATCCTGTTGCTAAACAGGTAAAGAAAATAAGTTATGCAGTAAGCAATATATTTAGTTTCAGGTCACAGGATTTTGTAAGACCTGAATTTTCTTTTGAAGAAATAATTAAAGCATACAATACAGATGGATATGTAAGACAAGCTTTAGATAAATATATTGAACTGATGTTTAAAGCAGGTTGGAAGTTTATTCATAGAGATAAAAGAGTTAAAGAATACTTAAAGAAACGTATTACTATGATTTCTGATGCTATGGGTAAACCGTTTGAACAATTCCAAAGAGAGATAGCTGAAGATTTGGTTAAGTTTCATAACGTTATTATATTAAAGAATAGAGCAAGACCAGAACAGCAGTTTAATATGCCTGGTGTTAAGCTAAGAAGAATAGGCAATAAGAATCCAGTTATGGCTTATGAACGTTTACCTGTAGAAACTATGTCAGTAAAAGTTGATGAAAATGGTAATATACTAAAATATAAACAGAGTACTAACCACGGGGTGCAGAAGTATGACCCAGAAGATATAATACATATTAAGTATAAACAACCTGCTGGTAAGTTCTTTGGTGTTCCTTTTATGATACCAGTATTAGATGATGTTAAGTTATTAAGACAGGTAGAGGATAATGTAGCTAAACTTTTATATAGACACTTACATCCACTCTTCTTATATCACGTTGGTAAAGATGAAGAAGGTAAGGAAGCTACTGATGGTGAAATAGAATCAGCCTATAAGAAGATAGTTGATATGCCTGTTGATGGTGGTTTAGTATTACCAGAACGTCACGATATAGATTTACTTACTAAAGAAACTGGTATTGAGGTAGGAGAATATCTAGACTATTTCGAGAAACGTGCCTTTACTGGTATGGGAGTATCAGAAACAGTAATGGGTAGGTCAGCTACTGCTAATAAATCAACAGCTGAAAACCAAGCTAAAGAAATGAGAGATAAGGTAAAAGCTTTTATGAACACTCAAGAAAACTATGTTAATCACTTTATGATTAGAGAGTTATTATTAGAGGGTGGCTTTAGACCTATACTAAATGAAGATGATAAGTCAGAGTTTAGATTCAATGAGATAGATACTGACCTATTAATTAAAGAAGAAAATCATGCAGTATATAAGTTTGAACACGATGCTACTACACATAGTGAAATGAGAAGAGAGTTAGGAATGGACCCACTTGATGATTATAGTGAGTTAAGAACAAGCTTGTTTGGTCCTATTGAAGTATCGCAGGCTGATACTGATAATAGAAACGACCCACAAAATCAATATAATAGTAAAGAAGCATTTACATTGGAAGGTAAAATAAATCTTTTATTTAACGGTGTAGAAGAGAAGTTTAGTGACTACGAAGAGAAACTTAAAAAAATAGCTAAAAACCACTATAATTATTCAGATAGAGAAGTTGATATGGATTATGAACAAATTTTGGACAAAACCAACGAACTTCTATCCAATAAGACTAAGATGTATACACAATTATATACAGTAAATACTATAAACGAAATGCTAGAAAATAATACTTCTGAAGATATTAGTTTCAATTCTAAGGAAGTTAAACAATATATTGAAGACAAATCCAATAAGCTTAAAGAGTTAATGGATAAAAGACTTGATGAACTATTTAAAAATGCAGAAGATGAATTAGAAGATAAAGATATAGAAAACACACTATATATTATAGAAAAAGATATAAGAACATTTATGCAATCCAATATGATTAAGGCTTACAACTATGCTAAATTTATGTTAGAAGACGATAAAGTTAAATACAAACTAAACCAAGATGGTGATTTAAAAGAAGCTAAAGATATCAACTTTGAGAAATCACCACCTGTTATGGTTAATATAAAAAGTTAGCATATTTGAAAGGAGGAAGACAATTATTGAGTTATACAAGCGATGCAAATTTCCAGTTTATAAAAGAGAGTAACCAGTCCAATAAAAAGGGATTTATAACAGATTTTACTGAAAGTGTAGATAATAATGATAATAAAAAGTTTATAGCTACTATAGAAGGTATACATGTTACTACAACAGGTAACAATACCGAGTATACAGAATCTGAACTTAAAGGTTCTCCTAGTAACCTAACAGGTGTACACTCTTGGACTAAACCATATAACAATCCAGTATTAACACACCATAATCAAAGAAGTGGTGAACCAATAGGTAGAGTAATAGAAGCAAAATATTCTAACTCTACTATAAGTGGTAAGCCTGGTATTGTTTTAAAAGCAAATATTACAGATGAAGAAGCTATTGAAAAAATTCAAGATGGTCGCTATAAGACAGTAAGTGTAGGTGGTAATGTAGCTCACGCTGAATGTTCTATATGTGGTACTGATTGGGTTACAGAAGGCTGGTGTGAACACACACCTGGACAGGTATATGAAGGCGAAGAAATGAGTCTTATAATGAGAGATATTACTTTTGTTGAGGTGTCTTTTGTTAATGTACCAGCTGATGAATATGCCAATGTAATAGCATATGATGCTATAGAAGATAGCAATGAAGATACTACTTATGAAAGTAGATATAATTCTAAAACAGCTTTTAGGGAAGATGTATTCTCTGAAGGACAAGGAGGTAACAATAATAATATGGAAGGTAAAAACAATACTTCAACTATTGAAGAAAAATTAGAACTAAGAGAAGAAAAGATTGACCTTCTCGAAAGTAAACTTAAAGATAAGAATTCTAAGATAGAAGAACTTGAGGAAAATAATAAAGACCTTTCTGATAAGAATGATATTTTAGAAAATGATATCGAGAATTATCAGGAAGAAATCCAGGAGCTTAATGAAAAGAATAAAAAGCTTAAGGATGAACAGGTAGAATTTCTTGTAGAAAAAATAATTGACAAGAAGTTCGAACTAGAAAGAATTTCTGAAGATATTTCTGATGAACAGAAAGAAGATATTAGAGAAAATCTTTCTGCTAAAAGTAGAGAATCTCTAAAGGATATACTTGAAGACTTAAAGTATGAAGAGAAACTTCAGAATGAAGATTATGATGGTTTCAATAAGGAAGCCGATAAAGAAGGTAATCATAATAGTGAAGAGGATAATGTTGATACTGTTGATGAAAATGATGAAGACGAAGATGATTTTGATGTTAATGAAGAATTACAGAATTTAAATTAAAAGAAAACAATTACTTAAGGAGGAATTGCTAAGATGGCTCTTTATAATGAATATCCTGATAATGTAAGAACAAAAGATGCTATAGATGATACAATTGACCAATATTTTAGAACAAACAATCAGTTGATTAAAGATGATGGAGATAATCCATCTGGAAAGAAGTTAGTTGACCCTGACTTAAAACCATTATTTAAATATCACTTTGGTACTAAATGGGGTGACAAGAATTCACACAGTTCCGTTGGTGGAGCTGGATGGGTAGTATTACCTAAAGGTCGTGTTGTTTCTGTAGACCCTGAGATTCAGAGAAAGGGTTGGGACCTTGAGAAGATGAATAACGTATTAACCATTTGTAATGGTGGTGCAGATTTATCTCCAGATAACGACGACTTAATGAGAAGTGATTCTATGAGAGATTATCGTGCACCTAATAAACCAGCAGGTATTTCTACCGTTAATGTATATGAAGATGAAGAAGATAGATTAACTGGTAATCTTCCTGCATATACAACACGTGCTAATATTACTTTACCATTCTTTGCAAGTAAAACACATGCTGAAGAAATTGAATGGGGTTCAGCTTATGCACTTAGTGAAATCAGTTATAGTGACCCTAGAGATATAGACTTAAATGATATTTCACTTAAGCCTGGTGACTTTGTAAAGTCTGATGAAAACGGTCGTATTACTAAGTGGACTGATAGTGATGGTATGGAACAGATTATAGGTAGAGTTGACCAAGTTAGTACAGAGCTTGTACCACAAGATTTCTTGAAGTGGGTAATGCCTGATATGGATGGTGAAAACGTACCAGAATTACTACTTAATAAGCTTGGTTATGACCCTGAAGATATTATTGATGCTGATTTCTTTGACCCAAGTTACGCTGACGGTTATGAAAGAAATCAATATATGCCTTTAGGTATTCCTGGACTTACTGATGGTATGAATATTACTATGAGTCAGGAAGATGTAGAACTATTATCTGTTGCTTCTACTGAAGTAGGAGACACACTACAGTTAAGAGTACCTTCTGATGAAGGTAAGTTTGACCCATCAACTATTTCACTTAAAGACCAAGATGGTAATGACTTACTATCTACTTATGCTGCTGGTGCTTTGGCTGCTGAAGGTAGTACAGATATTACAGACTTAGGTACTGTAACTATTACTGGTGGAGAACACGCAGATTATAATATGGACTTTGTATTCGCTACAACATCTGGTACTAAAGGTACAGATGATGGTGCTGCTTATGATAGTGGTACTGATGAAGTAACAGTTACACTTGTAGATGGTGCAGATTATAATGTTAGTGAAGTAGAAAGTCTAATTCACGGTATTGGTGAAACTACACCTACTGGTGTATCAGCTTGGACTGACTTCACTGTAGCTTCTACAAACGCTGTCTCTACTGATGCTGTTAACTTCGATGGTATTACTATTGAAGTAACTGGTGGACAGTCTGAAGGACCACAGAGATTAGAGATTACACATACTGACCCATATAACCACCTAATCACTGTAGACGTACTTGATACACAGGATACTAATGATATGACTATCTTTGGTAGCTTTGAAGCAACACACGCTCTTCCTGGTATTCCTACAGAATTAGATTGGGATGGAGTAGTCGGTTCAGTAGATATAGTTATTAACCTTTAAATATAAGTCAATATAAATATAAATTGTACAATAACATCCCCTGTCTTTTTGGCAGGGGGTTATAAAAAAATTTTTAATTAGGAGGATATAATAGAATGGCACGTAATTTTAAATTCAGAAATTATCTAAAGAATAACTTAAAGAATAAAAGCGCACAAAAAGAAGCTATTAATTTCGTTAAAAAATATAAACCACTCGTATCCGAAGGAAGATACGACCAGTTTGATTTAAGCGAAAAAATTATGACAGTAAAAGAAGCACTCAAAATGGAAACTAGTGAAGCACTTACCAGTAGAGATGCTGCAGTATTAGTAACTACTATTATAGAAGGTGCTTTACAGGAAGCCGCAGAACCTATGTATGTAGGTAGTAAATTGTTTGATACCGTACAGGTTGATAATAATAATAGAATTGTATTCCCGGCCATTGGGCAATTAAGAGCTCAAGAGATTGCTGAAGGACAGAGTTACCCACAGGATAATCTTGACGTTGTATTGAGAGAAGGTGCAACAGAAGTAGATGTAACTAAGAAAGGTGTAATGATACCTATTACTCATGAAATGATTGATGATTCCCAGTGGGAAGTAAAAGCAGCGTAACACCTATTGCTTCCCTAGAGTAGTAATACTCTACAATAAAAACAGTGCTTAAACGGGGAAATCTAAACTGTTCTAGAGAAACAGTACGACAATCCCGTGGGGTATCTCGGCGAAAGCGACTGACGAGCCCTGTAACGACTTAACAGATTACTAAGTTAGTATAATAATAATCGGAGGTCTATTATGAATAAGAATTATATATATGATACAGAAACATATACATCACCAAATAAAAAGAGTTATTATTTATTAGGTTTAATAGCTTCAGATGGAACTATAGATGGATATCATATACAAATTCATTCTAAAGACCACAGTCTATTAAAGAAAGTTAGAAATAGTTTAGTACCAAATAAACCATTATATTCTGATAAAAGAAATGATGTAAAATGGTTAAAGATATCTTCAAAAGAAATATTAGATTTTGTAAAAAAATCAGGTATTACAGAAAATAAAAGTTTAACATTAGAAATGAATAACAATATACTTGAAGATAAAAACTTTAATCATTTTGTAAGAGGATATTTTGATGGTGATGGTACAGTAGGTATTAGTAGAAAAACTAATGGAACCTCCGATAAATACTATTATAATATTTCTGCTAGATTTGCTAGTGGTTCAGATAAGATGTTAAAACAGATATCTAAATATTTGAATGAACACTATAATATAAATCAAAATAGTGTTACTGGTAAAAAATATTACAGATTACAATATAGAGGTAAATCAGCAGAAAAATTATATAATGTTATTTATAAAGATTGTGATAAATTATATTTAGAAAGAAAATACAATCGTTATACTAACTTGGTACTGTTGGATAACAGCAAATTAAAAAACTATTATGGTAAAGGTTCAGAGAAAATCTCTGAATTAGACAATAAGCTGTTATAATACGCACTGCCCTAACTGATAGGTTAGGAGAAGATATAGTCTAACCTTTAGGGAAACCTAAAGATTAATAAGCGCCTGAATAGGTGCCCATATCGAAGCCGCCGGTCGTGCGATGGCTAGACTTAAGGAAGAAATTATCTTCAAGAAAATGACTAAGCATGGTCATACTGTATTTGATAATAATATGAGAGATAAGCAACCTGAAGCTGGTACTACAGGTCGTGACGAATACGGTAACTTTAATAATACACTTAGTGTAGAAGATGTATTCGATATCGTTATTGCCTTAATGAATAACCAGTATAATCCTACTGACGTATTAATTCACCCTCTTACTTGGTCAGTATTCGTTAAGAATGGATTAGTACAAATCTTTGATAATCCTGCTCTTGGTGGTGCAGATGAAATCGGTGAAATTAATAAAGAGGTTACTGGTGGAAGACTTCCAGTTAACTTAAATATTATGGCTTCACCATTCATTCCATTCGATAGACAGAACAAACAGTTTGATATGTATTGTGTAGATAGAAATAGTGTCGGAGTTATTATTCAGAGAGAACAAATGACTACCGATGAATTTGATGACCCATACAAAGATATCCGTAACTTAAAGATTAAATCTCGCTATGGAGTTGGAGTACTTGATGAAGGTCGTGCTGTAACAGTAGCTAAGAACGTAGCTCTAGATACTAGCTATCCAAAGCCAGACCTTGTACGTACTATTTCTGCTGAAAACTATGAAAGTCAATAATATATAATATAAAATAAAAACCTGTGGGAAGGGGGTAATTCCCCTTCCTTATTTTACATAATTTATAAAACGGAGGTTTTACTAAAATGAAAGAATATAAAGTTGTTATAAAAAAGGGTAATGGATATTTCGACCCACAGTTAAATATTAATATTAATTCACCACACGGTTCACAAAAGATTACTGAAAAAGAAATTATAGAAAAACCAGTAGGTAATTTAAACTTTGCAGTAAAAACTGGTGTAGTTAATGTTATAGATATGGATACTAAAGATAAGGTTATTCCTAAAGAAGTAAAAGATATACTAACTAGTGACGAAGAAGAAGATAATAGTTCTGTAGAAGAAGATAATAGTCCTAGTGATGAAGAAGATTTTGATGAAGTAGAACAGCTTCAAGTAAATAATGAAGATGAAGAAGAATCTGACAGTGATTTAGAATTATTTGATGGTGAAGGTAATCCTAGATGTCAAGCAATAACAGCTAGTGGAGAACAGTGTTCAAATAAAGCTGTATTTCCAGAAGATGACCCTCAGTACTGTCATATTAAATCACACCAAAAAATGTATAATCCAGATTTAGAAGATGAAGAATAACTTATAAAGGGGTATTATTATGGAGAATGATGATACTAGATTTTATCATGATGAAGAGACAGTTATAGTAGACTACAAACCTGAAGATGGTGAAGTGGTGGATGTAACTTCTGATGTAGAGGTATATTTTACTAGGGATATAAATGTTAATACTCTTGATGGTAACTTCCACGTTGTAAATAAGAGTAACGGTAATTCAGTACCAGGTAGTTTTGATTACGATAAAAATAATAGTAAAGTTATTTATGAAGTGGATTTACTGGAAGAGAATACCCCTTATGAAGTTTATATAGATGGTGTAGAAGATTTATCAGGTGCCGAATTACCTGAGTTTTCTTTTGAGTTTAGAACTAATGAACTTGAAATACTTGATAAACATCCACCACAAATAGTAGAACCTACAAACAATACAGTTGTTGAAGAACCTAAAATAGCTTGGACTACATTTAATGATTATGATGGTAACTATGATTTAGAAGTATCTACAGATGCAAGGTTTACTAATCTTGTATATAGTGTAGAAACTTCTGAAACAGAAATAAAACCTAATATAGAATATGGTAAGACCTATCACGCACGTGTTAAATATAATGATAATATATCTGAAAGTTTAGCTAGAGAAACTATAGAAATAAATAGTACCAGTGATGATTTGAACTACGTATACTTCGAGAATTACTTTGAGTATGATTATGGTAATAGATTATACAGTATAAGTAGTGCCTATATAAAATCTGGTGAATATTTAGATATTGTAGATAGTGGACAGTCTGATAAAGGTGATGTGTATATAAATCCTAATCAGGAAGATAAGGTAATAATAGATAAGAAGTTAAATGAAGAAGATATTATCGTAATAGACTTATACCACTATGTAGAATCAGAAAGGAAATGGTCTAATTCAGTATCATTTTATGTTAAGGATTTAGAATATGGTGATTTAGATTCTATCTTTGAAGATGATAATGCTAGTAGTAAAGATACAAACTTTATACAGATAGTAGAACCTAAAGAAGAAGATTTAGTATCACCAAATATAGATAGTATTAGGCTAAGAATAAATTCAGATATGATAGAAAAAGAAGATATAGATATTAATATTACAGGTATAGCTAATGATATGCCAGAGTTCCAACATTTTGCAGAAGAAGAAAAAGTTGAAGGTTCTATTGAAAACTTTATACAGAAGAACGGATATACAGAATTCGATTTTGTATTTAAGTATAAAGATAAAGGTGATGTAAGAAGTTTTATAGTAGAACTTAAAGATAGTATTGGTAGTATAAATAGCTTTAATACTTCTAAATATAGTCATACAGGTCAAGTAAATAATTTGACTACACTTATTATAGAGTCTATAGGTAGTACAAATAATTTTACTACATCTTATGGAATAGATGATACAGAACCTTATTCTGTACGTAACTATAATGATTTAGAAAGAATAGGTACAGGTGATTACGGATGGACTCTAGATTCTAATTATATACAGGAAAATGATATAGATTGTAGTGGTAATACTATAGAACCTATTGCTTTAAATGATTCATTTACAGGAAGTTATGATGGACAGGGTAATACTATAAGTAACTTTAACGTAAATGAAGGTACTAGTTATGCAGGCTTATTCTCTGAAAATAATGGTACTATAAAAAATCTTGTTATAGATAATGCTAGTATAAATACTACAATAGACAACTCTGGTATTTTAATAGGTTATAATGGAACTAGTGGTGTAATAGAAAAAATTGGTGTAGAAAATTCAAGTATTACAGGTGTTAATAGAGTAGGTGGTTTAATAGGTACCAACTCAGGACAAGTATTAAATTCCTATACACAGGCAAGTATAGAAGGTGAAGACCATCTTGGTGGTGTAATAGGAATGAATTCATCAAGTAATGTAGGTAATATATACTCTGCAAGTGATATAACATCAAGTTTAACATCACCTAGTTATATAGGTGGATTAGCTGGTGAAAGTACAGAGTATTTAGATAGTAATACTTGTTTTTGGGATACAGATGTTGGACCTAATAACAGTAGTAATGGTGGAGACGGTTTACCAACTACAGATATGCAAGATTATTATACCTACGATTTTTGGGATATAGATTTTGCAAGTGATAAAAACACACCTTCTACAAATAGTATATGGAGTATTGTAGATGGAGAAAGTTATCCGTTCTTATTTTAAGGTGGTGTTCTAATGTTTCTAAAATTTTCACACGATTATGATATAAATATAGAGATAGATGGTAGTACTTATACTAAATCTTTCACCACTGCACCAGACCCAGTATATGCTTCCTATCAGTTTATAAAAGATAGTAGTTATTATGGAATGATAGAAAGTGTTGATAAAACTGTTATCGTAAGTTCAATGCACGAGAACTCTGTAAGAGCAGAAAATATAGCTATGGAGTTTGAGAATATATGGTGGGATGTAGGTAAAAAAGAAGAACAGAAATATTCTGAATTACCTTATTATGTAAGTGAATACGTTACTTTAAAAACTGTTTATGATTTAATTAAATTCAGTGTATATGGTGTTAATCAGTCTATAGATAGTGCATCATTAGCTGACTTTGATATAGATATAGGTGATATGGAAAGAATAAAACCAGTATTAGATAATCTTAGAGAACGTATTGATGACCTTCTTGATTTGATTAAAGGATTAGGTACACGTGGTAACGCTGAACCTAAAGTATTTACTCCTGGTGAAAAAGGAGACCCTTATCCATTAAGACCAAGAACTATGAGGTCATACAAATCCTTTGCAAAAAGAAATTATGAAAAACGTAAAAACATTTTCTTGCGTAGAAATCCATTCTTTTAGGTGATTTATTGTGAGTATAATTAAAAGGAATTATGAAAAATTTAAGGATGAACATTCACATAATATAATACTAAAACATTCTATCAAATCTGAACATTTACAGTGTGATTGTGTTAATCATAATACTGGTGAAGCTAATCCATATTGTCCTCAATGTTTTGGTACAGGTTTAGTATATGAAAGCGATAGACATAAAGTAAGAAGAAATACAGCAGGTTCTTATAAAACTGATTCTATAGAGTTTGAAGATGAACCTAAAAGTTTTAATGTAAGATTTAATTATTTCTTTGATGTTGATGTAGAGATAAAACCTAAAGATATTATTATAGATAGAAAAGTTGATGAAGAAAAGTTTGAGTTATTTATAGTTATTAACTGGAGCCAAGAGAATGGTGATAAAGGTATTCCAGCTTTTAAAGTAGCTGTAGCCAATAAACTCCATAAACCACAGCAAGTTATAAAGGAATCAATATACAATATCAAAAAAGAAATGAAGATAAAAACTAAGATAGATAAATATATTAGTAAGGAAGCTATTAGTATAATAGAAAAATATCCAGAAAAAGCTGAAGAAAGTAAATATATAGAGAGAATAATATACGATATATTACGTTATGAAGATATAAAGAATGTTGATGATAGTTTTATAAATTTAATAGAAGTTAAATATGATTTCGATAATGCTAGTGATATAGAAAATATAATCAAAAGCATAGCAGCAGAATATTTATCTTCTTAAAGAAGTACTGGAGTGTTGATATATGCCAGATACATTTAGTCCAGCAAGAACTATGTGTATAATAGACAAAAGTTCTAAAGGACCTATATTAGAACCATATTATGCTGAAGGAAGTAGAACAGTATCACGTTCTATGTCTAATTTTGAAACAAGTGAAGATGTAAGAACAGTATTTGGTAACGGTAGTTTAGTAAACGCTTTCTTTGAAGCTACTAAAATAGGTGTAGATAATCTACATCTTATACGTATAGAACCAAGTACTGACTTAGAAGAATATAAACAGATAAAAGAAGCCTATGAAATATGTGATTCATTAGGTGTAGATATAATAATACCAGCTACATTGAATATAGATGACCAAGTATTTTATTATGATGACTTCAAATTAGCTAACGAAGAGTTTACTCTAACCGAAGATACAAATAGAATAGAATTAGATTATGAACCTAAAAATATAGAATCTTTTAAAATAAATGAAGAAAATGTATATAATTATTCTATCGAAGGTAATTATGTAGAACTTCCCTATAATGTAAGTAAAAATTCATATGTATCAATAAGCTATCATGTATATAGTGAAATGACTATAAACTTTAGATTAATAGCTAGAGACAATAATCAAATATTAAAGAAGATAGAAATGGAAAGAGACTTTAATCCAGAAGAAGATGAATATATTACTATAGATAATGCTATTGATTATTTTGATATAGATATAGATGATTCTGTTAGTTTTTATGTAAACCACGATATAAGATTTCTTGAAATGTATGTATCTGATGATGGTTATTCTAGAATTTATGCCAATATAAACGATGAAGAATATATAGAATCTACTATAGAAAAAGCTGATATTTATGATGAATTAGCTAGTGCTTCAAAAGAAATAGGTGCTATAACAATATTTAATCCACCTAAAGAAGAGGATTATATAGAGTTTTCTAACAAGATTAAAGATAAAGATTATACTCTTTTAAGGCACGTTATATCACCAGTTACAGAAGGTAGTGGTATTTATACAGATAATATATCAGTAATAATAGGTTGTAATATGGCTATTAGGTCTAGTGAAATTAGTCTTACTAATAAAAATTTAAATGGCTTAGAGTCTTTCAGTAATGAACATCTGGAATTATCTTCAGATGATTATATAGATGCTGGATATCTTTATATAGATGATACTATCAGAAACGGAACTGTTATCTTAAAAGCACAGACTTTTGATACAGGAACATTCCGTGATTTAAAAACAATAAGAATATCACTAGATTTTGCAAGAGTTATAGATAGAAAGATAATGTATCATATAATAGGTAAACCAAAATCAAACTACAATATATTACAGAAATTATACTATGAAACATTAGATGAATTTATGAACAATAACAAGATAAGAAATTATGAAATAAACTTTAACTCTACTAAACTAACTAACTTATCTATAGTAATAGACCGTTCGATAAACTTGATAAGACGGAGTATAATATCGGAGGATATGACTTATGCCTAATTTAAATAATGCTGATACATTAAAAGATGAAGATGTTACAGTAATGAGACTTTTTGATAATATAAAAAGAAACTTTGATAAACTAGCACAGGGTAGTAAACTACACCCTGATGTTTCAATATATATGCCAGACTATGAAGTAGAGGTACCTTTCTTTACCTATAAAATAGAAGAAAGAAAAGTTAGTGAACAGACAGGATATAAACCAAGACATTTAAATACTGATTATGAGAACCAAATTAAATATCTAGGACAGATGTATAAGTCAGAAATAGAGTTTGGTGTCTATGGTAAAGATTATAAAAGAGTTAATGAAGAAAGAAACTGGTTTGAAGAATTTATGCAAAAAGAAAAGAAGAATGTTAGTGATTATATAGTTAAATTCTTCTTTATGAAACAAGATACTGATGATGTAGTAGAAGTTAATGAAGATACTTATATTAAACAGACATTGAAATATCATCTTGTACATCAGCGTATTTATGCTATACCTTTTGACTTAATAGAGTTTGAAAGCATAGAAACACAATTATCTAGATTAGACCCTGATAATGAATTTATGCCTAAAAAATAAAGTCACGCTAAAATATTAGTATGAGGAGGAATATTTATAATGAAAGAAGACATTTTTAATCCTACTCCTGACCTACCACAAAATAGAGTAACACTTAGAGATGGTGTTAGGAACAAGGGTGCTGAAAATCGTACTTCTGATAAAGTTGTACTCTTAGGTACAGCTACAGATGGACCGGTTTTAGAACCTATCACAATAGAAAATAAAGACGACGCTATGAATATCTTTGGTCGATATTTTGACGAAAACGGTATGCCTAATGGTGCTACCTTAACTAGATTTACATCAAGACTTTTAGATGATGATGTAAATGACCCAGATAATATAACTCTTATGAGGATATCTGGTAAAGAAGCCGAAGGTGAAATAGAATTATATCCAGAAACCAAAAGAGATTTTGTAGAAGAAGAATTATATTTAGGTGAAGTTAGAGGTAATGATGATTATGTTATTCATATCTCTATACCAGATGGTGAACACGAAGTAAATGGTATAAGCTTTGATGATGCAAGAATTAATAATGTATCTATTCAGGGTGATGGTACTCCTTTACCTTCTGGAAACTATAAAGTTAAAAACAACGTTGGTGACATTCTTCTTTATGAAGATGCTACTAACCCAGGTGCAAATCTATATATAGAGTATATTAAAGAACACATTAGAAGAATAGAGATTACTGAAGAACTACATTCTTATGATGAAGGTAGTCAAGGTGAAGAGTATAAGCTTGATAATGAAAATATTATACCAGATACAGAAACAGTTTATATAAGTCCTGACCCATTGGATGACCCTGATGGTGCTTGGACAAAACTTGATAAAGAAGATTATGAATTTAATTTTGATACTGGTATATTAAACCTTGACCAAGATATTTATTCAGAACCTAATGTACATGTTGATTATACTTATGAAGAGATTGAAACAGAAGAAGAAACAATGACACATACAATAAATGGTGGAACACAGTATCTATATCTAGAACATAATGCTGACCCAAGAAAAGATTTAGAGGTTACAGCAGATGGTGAACCATTAAATCCTAGATATGACTACGATGTAAACTATGATAGGCTTTCTGTAACAGTAATAGAACTTAACGAAGATTCACCTAGAGTAACAAAAGGTTCTAAGTTAAGGGTTAATTATTACTGGCAGAGAGAAGAAACATTTATACCTGCTATTAATGTACGTTCTATCTATGGTGGTAGTCTATATAATAATGTAAGACTACAGGCTAGAGATAAACTAACACTTAAAAATGATAGAATTGTAAAAGATGCAAGTATAAGTGGTTCTGAAGAAATGTTAGTGGATATAAATAATGACAATGTATACTATTTCCCTAATGAGGAAAGAGGTATTATTAAAGAATCAGTTGAATTAAAATTAATCCACGATAGTAAAGCAGATAATAATCTTACAATAGAAAATGACTTCACAGTAAATGAATCTAAAGGTATAGTAACTGTACCAGATAGTATTGTAGAAGATATTAATGTTAATGGTTATACATTAGTTACTACAGCTTATAGTTACACTGAAGTAAACGAAAGACCATTTACAACAGTTAAAGGAGATTATGATAGAGATAATCTAGAATATACTGGTGAAACACTTGATAAAGAAAACCGTGAAGAAGCTATCTTTGAAAATAGAAATATTGTACCTAATAGTATAGACCTTGTTATGGTTGAAGATGGTACAGAAACATCATTAGCTGAAGGTACAGATTATGAAGTAAACTATTCTGATGGTATTATTGAAGTTACTTCCGATAGTGTATATCCATTAGATAGTTCTAAGAAACTTATTGCTAATGAGTATAAGTATTATAACGTTAGTGGTAAAGAATTAACAGTAATTAAACCTGCAAGTAAAGCAAAAGAAGATACATCAAGACGTATTACTTTTGACCTTACTGAAGATTATACTAACGTTGCAAGTCTAATACAGGCTATAAATAATCATAGAGATAATAATGTTATCAGAGTAAGTGCTGATGATGATACTATGAGAACATCTACTATGATGATTAAAACACCTGATAGAAAAGTAGATATTGATGGAGATATTATTCCAGAAGAATTTGATATGTCAGGTGGAAAAGATGAAGTTGATTTAAGTAAAGAAGAAATATATGACAAGCTTGGTGGTAAGTATAATGACCAAGGTGAAAAGATAGAACTTGGTGCTTATGATGTATTAAAAGATTATAACGCTGCTAAGTATGTAGTACCTCTAGGAGTATATGCTAACGATGATTTAGATAATGATAAAAACTTTGCTCAACAGTTAGCTAACTTCTGTGCTTCTACTTTCTATGCTAACAACGAACTGTTTGGTTATATTGGATTTAAACCACTCCAAGAACCATCACAGGTTAATGTAATAGATAGAGTAAGAGAAGCTGAAAGATTCGGTACTGACTTCTTCTTACAGAATAAAGATGGAGAATATTTAACAGATAATAATAACAATTATGTAGATGCTGGTAAAACTATCAGTATTGTTAATCTTGACTTAAGAGTTAATGACCCTCATTTAGTAGGTACAACAATAGAAAACGCTGCACCTATGATAGCAGGTATACACTCTACTCTAACAAGAGTTAATTCAATCAGTAACGAAGCATTTGGTGTAGGTACATTAGCATATCAATTATCACCAAGACAGCAACAGAGACTACTTAGAAATAAGATTATGTGTGGTAGGAACGTATATGGTGAACCACGTATTGTAGAAGGTAGAACCTGTGCTGTAAAAGAATCTGGTTGGGAATTAAGTCAAACAATAGATATAGCCTATGATACTATGGAAGACTTAAGAGCTATATATGATAAGTACAGTGGTGATGGAAACTCACTACCTAAGAGAAACTCACTGGATGCTGAGATAGAACAATCACTTAAAGAAAATCCAGGTCTAGTAGATTTCGAGCACGAACTTATCATGACTTCCAAAGATAGAAGAATAGGCAGAATGATAGTAAGACTCTATATCGTACCAGTATCAGAATTCAGACAAATACACACCGTAGTATCAATAAATGAAGAATTGTAAATAAAATATAATGCCCCGACTTAATTGTCGGGGTGTACATTAACTTATCAATTAAAGGAGGATTTATAGATATGCCTACATATCAAAGTTTTTCAGGTTCAGATATGGTCGCAACTTTCGGAGGTAGGGTTATTGGTGAATTGTTACAATTAACATATAGTTCAACAAGAGAAAAAGCACCTACTTATACAATGGGATATTCAGCACCACGTGGTTTTGCTCGTGGTAGAAGGGCTATTTCTGGTGATTTAGTATTTGCAGTATTTGATAGAAACGCACTATTAGAAGAAATGAGACATGCACAGACTAGAGGTGGAAGAGAAGTAAGCCAGTTCCAGTCCTTTAAAGCTGGTGATACATTTATGGAATCAGACCCAGATAGAGCAGTACATGATACAAATAAAATAGAAACCTGGCAACCAAATGATTTCAACGAATTGTTATCAAGAGAAGTACAAAATAATCATGATTTATTAGAAGAAGCAGTAGACTGGAATACAAGTCCTACTCACGCTGACCAATTGCAACCATTTAATATAACAGTAAATGCAGCAAACGAGACCGGAGCAAAAGCACAGTTTACTCTTGTAGATGTTGAAATTATGAATGAAGGAATGGGTGTCGGTATAGAGGACTTGGCTGTATCACAACAATACAGATTTGTAGCAAGAGACATACAGCCACTTCATAGTCACGGTAAAGAAGATGTTACTAAAGACCAAGATGACAGTACACAGAATTTAGGTAAATTCCAACAGAAGATGTAGAAAAATAAAAGGACAGTTGTTAGTCCTCAATAAATAATAAAAGAAGGGGGTAACCCCTTCTTAAGTTTTATCTGGAGGTAAATTTTATGCCAAGTTATGACGCTTACAGTTCACATGATATAGTACCTGTTTTTAGATATCCTGATATACTGGATACTAAGCCTATGGTTTTTGGTGAAGTAGCAACAATATCTTATTCTTATTATAGAGATAGGTTTCCAGTCAGAGCAACAGGACACGTACAGGCAAAAGGATATACAGCTGGTCCTAGAACAATAGCTGGTAGTTTAGTATTCAGACTATTAAATAAATCTGTTATAAATAAATTTATATATTCTTTATATAAAAACATCGACAGTGATTTATCATTAGTACCTGATGAATTACCACCTTTTTCTATAGATATGACTTTTGCTAATGAATACGGTTCTACTACTAAACAATCTATAATAGGTGTACAGATTACAGAAGGTAATCAAATTATGAGTGTAGACCAGCTTACAATAAGTGAACAATTTTCTTTTGTAGCACAGGATATAAAACAGATAGACAAGAATATAGAGAAAGATTTTAAAGAAAAAGAAAGAATGATAGAAAACGAGAGAAGATATCGTTAGAGGGTGAGTTCAATGCCAAAACAACAACGAGACAGGTTTAGTGGAAGTAATGTAAACTACGAAAGATTTCCTCCTCAATATTTTTCTGGTAGTAATGTTTACATATACTTTGAAGATATATTTATTGATGAAATAGAGGTAATGCAATTTGAACTAAAAGAAACTATTATGCCTATCTATGGATATAATTCTTTTCAATTTGACCGTATGTTAAGAGGTACTAGATTAGTACAGGGTTCGTTTAAGATAAACTTTAAAAACGCAAATTACATATCATCAGCAGTAGATGCAATACTAGATAACCCCGAAGATTTCGATATAAGTGAAGAACAGCTCAAAGATGTTAATTCAGATAATATAAATAACTTATATGATTTCGCTAACAGGGGTTGGTCTACTGAATTTCAACAGTATAGTGAAGACTTTAAACAAAAAGTATGGGGAGATAATCCAAAAAGAAGTATGTATAGAGATGATAGGGAAACTTACTTTAAGCATAAGAATAAAGGTTTTGATATAAGAATATCTTATGGTGACCACGACCAACCTGTTTCTAAATGGGCTCCAGAAATAAACTTTAGAAAGAACGTTAATACAGGCACAGTAAAATCTATCAATAATGTTCATATACAGAGTGTCACACAGTCAGTAGATATGTCTGGTCAACCTGTTAAAGAAATATATACATTTTTAGCACGTGATTTAGATAGACGAGTATAATAAATAACAAGGGGTGTTTTATTAATTATGGATAAAGAACAGAAAAAGACTCAAGAAAATATTCAGAAAAAAATACAGGAAGCTAAAGAAAAGAAAAAGAATATGGAGAAACAACCTAGTGAAGAACCTAAAGAACAACCAGCTGAGAACGCTATGCAACAACCTAATCCTAACCAACAGCCAGCACCTAATGCTGGACAAGCACCTAATCAACAAGGTATGTTTCCAGGTGGAGGATTAGCAGGTGGACAACAGCAATACCAAGAACCACCTAAAAAGGATATAGAAAGTATTCCCGAAAACCAACCTATATTTCCAGGTGGACCTACTAGAAATAAAGTAGAAGAATGGAAACAAAAATACGGTGAGATATTCAGTATAGAGTTTGGTGATGAAACTTATATCTACCGCTCTATAAATCGTATGGAATACAAGAATATTCTTAATACTGAAGGTAATGCTACACGTTTTTGGAGAGAAGAAAGAATGACAGAACTTGCTGTACTCTGGCCTGAAGATTATAATAACAATGATATAGCAGAAGGTAAAGCAGGTGTTCCTACCGTACTTTCAGAGTGGGTAATGAGGTCTTCAGGATTTGAAGCTACTTCAGGACCAACAAAACTTTAATAAAAGGTCGGTGGGTATCTATGCAGAAATTAGAAAATGTAATATTTGAGTTAAAAAAAGAATACAATGATATATTTCACATACAAATAGAGGGCGAGAATTTTATATTCCGCCCTCTTAATCGTTTTGAATATGAAGAATTACTTGTAAAGAGAGAACTTAGAGAAGATGTTCTTGCTGAAACTATCTGTAGTGTATGTACTTTATATCCTAAAGAATATGATTTTAGTACACCACATATAGCAGGGATTCCAGAATCATTGTCAGAACAGATAATATATTATTCAGCGTTTGAAAATCCAGATTATATAGATGAAATACTTGCTGAAAAGAAAGAAGAATTAGATAATAATGTATTTACTATGATGGAAAATGTTATATCAGTAGCCTTTCCAGGTGTTAGTATAAAGGATATGAAGAATATGACAGCCTATCAATTAATAGATTATTATTCCAGAGCTTCGTGGATTATAAGAAATATGTATGCTAATGTAAAAGTTCCAGATAAAATACCTGGTGAGAATAGTAAACAGATGCCTAAACAACAACAGCAGGCTAATCCACAACATATGCAGTCAGATAATCCTATGCAGTTTAACAATAATCAGCAAGGTAATCTACATCAAGTTGCTATGCAGAAACAGACTATGGGAGATAATCTAGATTCTAATTTTCAGTAAACCTTTAGGGGTGGTATGAATTGAATCCTTATCTAAAAAAACATGAAAATAGATTACTTAAAAGAGAAGAAGAAAGAGAAAGATATTTAAGAAGACAGGAAAATGCTACTAAAAGAAACTTAGCTAAAGCAGCTATGGTAGGTGTAGGTGCCACAGCACTTGTACATACTGCCCACCCCAGAGGTATAGCTGGTGCTGTTAATGATGTAGCAGCTTCAGTTATATCTACTAAACGAGCAGGTAGTGATGTAAAGCAATATATAAGTAGAAGTACAACAACTACTGATATGTTTTCTAGAACTATGGAGTCTCCCAAACGCTTTGCTAATAAGTTTAGTGATGAATTGGGTAAGTTAAATAGTATAGGTGGAGACAATATAGCTATAGAAAAAACACGTATATCTATAAAAGAAGGTTTAAATGAATTACGTTATGAACAGGCAAGACAGAAAAGATACGATTACATAGAAGAACAATTAAAGAAAATGGAAAAAGAGGGTGGCGAAGTCACCCAAGAAAATATTCAGAAACTTAGAAATAGATATGGTTCTAGACTAGCTGATATGGCTGCAGAAATAGGTGGTAAATCATCTACCAGTCGTGGTGCTAGAGGTCCAGCTGCAGTACAATCAGAGTTATCTAGAGCAGGTTTCAATGAAGACCAACAGGATGCTATAAGAAAATTACTTAGGGATTCATACGAAAGTGTAGATGTTGATAGTGACGATTTTGCTAGAAAACAACAAAAGTTTAGAGAACGTATTATAGAAAATATTATAGAAAGAAGACAGAAAGATTTAAATCCTAGTAGAGTAAGTGTAACACAGAAAGCTAAAGATGCTGTATCAAGTAAAATAAGAAGTGCTTTTGGTTACAGGCAAGCTACTGCACGTGACTTAATTAAAAAACATAATAGTACTGAAAGTGCTATTGAACTTAATGAAGAAACATTAAGATTCTTAAAAGAGATAGAACAATCTGGTGGAGATATGCGTAAATTCGTACCAGATGAAAACTTACTTATAGATGGTTCAGGTCGTATAGTTAATACACGTTCTACCAGTAAAGTAAAAGATGCCTTTGATGAAGTTACATCCAGTGGTATAATAGGTAGAGTAATGCTCAAACAAAGACCAGAAGAAGACCAGCCTATGTATATATTACGTTCTGGTAAACATCAACCATTTCTATCTGATATTGATGAAGTTGATGATAATTATAGATTACAGGAAACAATGGTTGGTATAGGCGACCAAGTATTTAAATTGTCTGACCCTTCACAACCTGTAAAGCAAGGGTTACAGTTTACATCAGGTCGATATGGTACAATGAAAAGACTTGGTGTACAGATGTCTGGTATAGAAACTAAAGAAGATGATTATGTACTAGGTAAGTTTGGTAAAACACTAGGTCTTGAAAAACAGAAACATCCTGGTATATATACTAGAGTTAAGTCAGCATTTACTAAAGGTAAAGATGAAGATTATCTAAGAAATAAAATAGCTAGACTATATGCAGGAGAGGAGTTCGACCGTGATTTAGCTTATGATGTATTTGATACATTAAGAGTAGACTCACCTGCACCAGATAAAAATTTACTTAATGCTTGGACTAATCAATTAGATGATACTGTATTAAATGCTAATAAATTTGAAACACAGGAAGACTTAGTAAATGCTTATGTAAGATTACAGAAAGACTTGGCACCTACAGGTAAATTGGATTACATAGATGATACTGATAAGTACTTTAAAGATAAAGCTTATAATATATTAAGTCGTTCAAGAGTACGTACGAGAAAAGGTTTCGCTCAGAGTAATGAGCTTGAAACTGGTGAAGATATACTACGTAAAAGAATAGGTGGATTGTTAAGTGAACGTGAAGGTTATACAGAGTCTGCTCATACTCTAAGTAAATTAAGGAAACAGGGTGTCATAAGCCAAGCACAGAAACAAGCTGGTGATATGACAATAGGTACTCAAATATTTGAACAGGGTTTAGCACAAAATAGTATAAACTTTGATGATTCCACCAAGAGATTATTTAGGGGTACTGGTGACGATGTAGATATATTAAGAGAAAGTCTCACCAACATGGCTAAAGAGACACGACCTAGATTTGGTTATGGTAATCTAGGTAGTGCAGATAGTATATATCGTGGCGACACTTTAGCAATGAATAAAATGACTGACCTAAGTCCTAGCAGTATATTAAATACATTTACTGCTGGTCGAGGTAATATGCATCAAGCCCACCGTGGTACTATGAAATTTTATGGTGTGGCTACTAGAATAAATAATCTAGCTAGAGAGATAGATGTACCTCCATTTAATAGAGTTTCAGTAGGATTACCCGATGAAGATATGGGGTCATCTGGTGCTTTTGCTAAAAACGTAATGCTTAAAAGAGTTCTTCCAGTTGCTGCTGGTTATACTGGTGTTAAGTGGGCTAATGACCATCTTAAAGATATAACTGGTTATACTGGTGAACAACATTACGAAAGAGCAAAAGCTTCTACTAGATTTAAAGTAGCTGATATAAAAGAGAGTTTAGGTATACAGTCAGCTATAGAATATATGGATAGAGTTACACCAGGTAGTGAAGGTGTAGAGTCAGCATTTTATAGTGTTCCATTTATAGGTTGGGGTGCAGATATAACAGGTATTACCTCAACTAAAACACGTGAAGATTGGATAGATTATTATAGACACGGTACAGACCCAGTACGTAAAAGTAGATGGTGGCCACTAGGTTCTACACCTTGGATGGGGGAAGAAATAGCATACCATAAGCCAAACAGTTATAAAATGGCTATGGCAGAACCCGAATATACAAGTACAGTTTGGGGTGACAGAGAACAATACTGGTCACACCACTGGATGCCTACTCCCTCTAATCCATTATCACCAATACGTAGATTTGTTACAGACCCATATTGGTGGGAAGAATATCATAAAGAACGTAGACCCTATCCACGTTCTGGTTCACTATTTGGTAGGAATACACCTTGGGGTCCAATACTCAATCAAACTATAGGTAAAGTATTAAAACCTACAGTTGATTATGGTGCTGGTGCTGATGAAAGTACTATAAGAAGATTAGAACAGGAAGAAGAATACGATAGTGCAGTTATACCAGTACATAAAGGTGGTACTGTAAAACTAAAAAGATATATACCTAAGTCTGGTATGAACACCAGAGATATAGAGAAAATATATAAAGAAGGAAAAATAGCTGTAAGTGCTGGAGGTGAAGTACGTGAGACGGCTTCAGAAGGTATTGTAGCAGGTGGAAGAAACCAGGTAGGTATATACAAAGGTGGACAATCTAAATCGGCACAGCAGGCTACTATCGGCGAATTAGAGATTTCTGATGCACAGCTAGCCAACATAAAGAAAAGTAGAAGACTTGCTGGTGATAAAGCAACAGTTATTGGTGGAGAAGGTTTACCAATACATATTAGTAGTGGACACGGTATAATAAGTAAACATCCAGTACAGGGTGAAGCTATTAAGACAGCAGGTACTTTAAATACAGATAGAGGACAAAAAGGTACAGTTAATTTAGGTGGACAGGAAATACGTATAGAAAATATCCAAAAACTAAATCAAGCACTAAGAAATAACTCTGGTGGTGTAAGTGATTTAGATACTAGGATATTAGAACAATCAGGATATTTTATAGACTATCGTCAACCTTGGAATACTGGTACGTTAGATAAGAAACCACAGGAACCAGATAGTATAAGTATGGTTCTTGATAGATTAAAAGAGACGATGTACAGGATGCCAGGTGCAACTGGTTTTATGACAAGAGCCTTAGTAGGTGACACTGGTTACGGTGAAGGTGAAGTTGTTCTTGAGTCAGCTGAAATGGCTTATGCCGAATCCAATAGATTTAATAGAAGTGGACTCGGTGGTAGAGGTATGAGATTTTCAGAGGTTGCAAGACGTTTTATGCAACCATCTCCTGGACTAAGAGAAACAGTCAATAGAAGACCTAATACTATGCCTAGATGGTTACCCGATAGGTATACTAAAGGTGACCCTTATAGGAAAGTACAGGGTGGTGCAATAAGACTTCCCGGTGAAGCTTATGAAAGTTTAAATAAATTACACCCAGATGAATTCGGTAAATATGGTGCAGTAGATAGAGCAGCAATACTTGCTGATGTTGCACCTTGGTCTGACCAGTATAAGATGTGGTTAGATATAGCACGTTCTAAAGACTTAAGTCCAGAATCAGAAGCCTTTTTACAGAGAAGACTTAAGCGTTCTAGAAAACAGAGAGAGCCTTTCCATATAACTGAATACGAGTTTTTAGGTAAGAATACAAATAAAAAAGAAACTTCAGTTATAGAGTGGGTTGATGAAAATAGATTTAGAGTAGAGAATGGTGAAACAACTTATAGAATAGCAGGTGTATATGGTTCATTCAGTGATGAATCTAAATCTGGTAGTAGTATGTTAGAAGTACTAGAAGAAACTATGATGCCAGGTAGTGACATAAGAATAGCTACACCACAGAACCATCCTGGTTATAGTGATGATATGGCTAGTGTACCTGCCGTGGTTTATTCCGATGGTGTAAATGTAAGTAAGAAATTAAGAGAAGCTGGTGTTAAAGAACGTGAAGAAAGTAGTGTTATAGAAAACGAAATAAATCTAGGTAAAGCTGGTAAAGCTATAGGTAGTGCTTGGGAGTTATTTTCTCATTCAGAAATACCTGTAGTAAGTAATAAAATAGTTAATGTTGATTCAGCATTAGAAAAATATAAAAAGAGTACAGTCTATGGTAAAGACTATCAATCATGGACTAAGCCAGTTGATGACTTAGCCAAACCTACTATGAGAATGACAGCTTCTAAACATCCTTTAACAGCTACTATGACAGGTGCTTTTGCTGGTGCTGTAACAGGAGTGCTTACAGGTGGTAGTTACTTAACCAAACCATTTGCTGCAATAGGTGCAGTAGCAGGATTAGGATTTTCATTCTGGAGGATAAACAAAGAGCAGAAATCTGGTGATGCTTGGATACCAGATAATATAGAAAAGAGAAGAGAAATGCAGGAGTATTTTGATAAGTTAAAGTACGTCAAAAACTCTATGTTATATAATCGTTATAAGAAACTTGCTAAAGAAAAAGAAGGAACTAATATAAGCAAGATAGTAGAAGAAATGGAAAGAACTAATTCAGAAATTAAAAATGAAAGAGAAAAACTACAGGATTATGTTAACGAATTAAGAAATGAAGATATATCTAAAGAACAATCAGTAAAACAATTTATTAATGAACAGGGTAGAATAGAAAAAGAAGTACAGGATACAGAAGATTATATTGATAAACGTAAAGATAAAGTAGATAAAAGAATAAATCAGATAAAAAATAAAGAAGTATTTGCTAGTGTAGGACCTCTTGCAAAAAGAGCATTAATGTATAGAGACCGTATGGAATCCACAATGGTAGCTATAGATAGTGACTCTACATTTACACAGATGATTAGAGCACTACCCGATGAAGAGAAAGATTACTTTAGATATTTTGCTAATATACATGACCCTGAGAAACAGCAGAAAATTCTCAAGTACCTACCAGAAGAGGTTGGTGAAGTTTATAAACATGCTTGGGGATTAGAATATGATGAAAAAGATGTAGAAAAAATAAAACTAGAAGATTATTTTGACGATTATCACTTACCTAACGAAGACTGGGCAGGATGGGAAGAAGGAGTAGACCTAAGTATATCTGAAAGAAAACTTCTTGAAGAAGAAGGTTTTGACCCTAAAGACTTTGGATTTTGGGAACAGAATACTAAGGAAGAAGAATTAACTCCTTCACCTGTACATCCTGGTGACAGTTACAAATCACAGAACTTAAGTCAGGAAGAAGTACAGAAGTTACTAGAAGATATTATGAAAGAACACGATATAGAAGATATAGAAATAATGACAGAACCTAGTGAAGAACCAGGGATTAATATAGATATGAATATAGGTAAAGATTTAAGAGCAGATGCTGAGAGACAATTAGAAAATGTATTGATGGATACAGGAGACGTATCACGACCAGCATCTGTATTAGGAGGTATTAACTAATGGCAGATTTAAATGGAATGAACAATTCAAAAAGAAATACATTAAGGGGGTTGGGGGTTAGCGTTATCAATCCTCCTGATAATCCTCACCCTTCTTATTCTTTAATCGCACCTTATGGTTCAGATGAAGCATATAATTTCAATGAAGATGCTATGGCTAGAAATGCTAAAATATTCAATGAAATAAAAAACAATGCTTTCAATACTAGTAGTAGTAGTCCTATAATGAGAGATGCACATACAACGTTTTATAAAAATGCACCACAACAGCATATAAGAAACTTTCGTAGATTTATAAATCAGGAAGATAGTAGAAGACTAGTAACATTTGATATCGAAACTGTTGGTGATTTTAATGGTGAACAGATGGACACATTCTCACCTACAGAATTCTTTTTCAGCCAACGTCAATTAAATAAAGCAGATAATGCTTTTAATCTAAGTAGTGCAAATAATATGAAAGGATTCTTAATATCACCTAGTGAAGAAACTGCTCAGAGTTTGCGTAAAGTTTTAAGAAAAGCTGAACAGGGAAGGTCTTTAACTAAAATGGAAAGTTTATCTTTAGGTACACTTGTTAGATATAGTGGTGATATAGAAACAGATAATAATGGTATAATTTCACATAACTTAGAAGCATTGAATGAATTTACTTCATCTACTAATAGTGGCAGGCATCTTATAGATACAAGTAATCCACAATCTATCAGTGCTGCAAGAAGTGGTTTAAGAAATCTTATGAAAAAAGGTATGGACCCAGAACAGGCTGCACAAGAAATAGGTAATTACCTTAATGACAGTAAGATAAATGGGGCTTTCTTTTCTGGACACAATATAGGTAAATTTGATGTTAATGTTATGGAAAAGTTTCTTGGTCAGTATGATGTTAATACAGGTAATATACCAAATGCAAATAAACAGTTCGATACTTATGGTCTTATGAAAAGTATATTTCCAGAACCTATGTCACTTACACGACTCGAGGGTGTAAGTACAGAAGATGTATTACAAGCAACTGAGAAAACTGGTGGTGGTTTCACTTTAGATGCTGTAGCTGAAACTATACTTAATGAAGAAGAATTAAAACAGTTTTATGCACACAAAGCTTCCAGTGATGTAAAAGCTAATGAACTAATAACACAGAAACTATTCTTTGAAAAAGATGCTTTCAATTATATAACAGAAGATGTAATAAGAGAGCCAGGTTCTGGTACAGCTACAACACCAGCTTATTCATTTGATATAGGTAATATAAAACAAAACGAATTATTATTTTCTACAAGAGGTTATAGGGCTAGTCAAGAAGATAGTATGAGTTTTGTTGCTGAACAAACTATCGAAGGTGATATGAGATTAACTAATGATAGATGGGTATTACCTTCACAAAAACCACTTATGTTTCAGAGAGCTTATGAAACTGAAAGTGGTGCTTTTGGTGTAGAGTTATATAATCCTTATGATAAAACATATCATTACATAAATAAAGAGTCACGTGAAGAAGTAGAAAATTTTGTTAATAGGTATATGAAAACCACAGATGATATGAGTTATAATCAGATAAGAAGATATACTGAAAATGCTAGAGATGACGCTGCCAGAAGAACTATAGGTAAATTATTTCATACTCCATCTACAAGAGGTTTTCAGCATTTAGATAAATTTATGCAGGCTGCTGAAGAAGAACAATATATAAGAGCAGGTAAAGGTAGTATGGATATTAATGAATTCTATAAAAGTAGACTACCAGAAATATTTAGTTTCGAGAATAAAAAAGGCGAAAAAGTTTATATGGATAGTTTCGTAGATAAGTATAAGCGTGTTAATGATAGACTTATGAGTGAACACGCTTTTGTACGTTCTATGATGAATACTATTGAAGAAGAAATACCTACTGATACTGATAATAAGTGGGAAGCATTAAGACAAAGACATCAAGCTTTTGTTGAAGCTTATTCACAATACGAAAATGATTTCGGTGCTTTTAAAAGACTTAACGAAGTACCTGATTATAGACAGTATTCAGCTAAATTACCTGGACCTCAAGGTGGACAAAAATATGTACCTTTAAATAAACTTGATGATACACGTGGTAGATTAATGTCAGTATTTAATGATATAAGTCCAGCTAGGTCAGTATCATCTAGTGACCAAAGAGCATACGCTAGGTCATTAGTAAATACAATAGAAGGACAGGTTAACACTTTCGATGATGCTTTAAATAATCTAAGTAGAGCAGAGAGGTTAGCTTTTCCAGAAAAATTATCTAGTGGTGAAGCTGCTAGGAGAGCAGCACAATATAGTGATGATAGAATGAATCAAGCTGCACAAGAAACAATAAAATTTCTCAAGAAAACTAAAAATTATTTACCAGAAGAAATTGATGCTGAAGAAAGAATAAAACAATTATATGATGACCCAGCTGTAGCAAGACAACAGATAGATGTTATATCTAAACAATTAGGATTACAGACAGATGATGGTATAAGAAGTAGTGTACAAAATAAAGATAAAATACTTAGTGAATTAAATGATGTAAGAAGATATGTAGAAAGACAAAATTCTGCTTTCTATATGGCTGGTGCTATGTCTAGGTTTATGCATCAATATAAAGAAGATATACCTGGATTTAATAGACCGTTTAGAGAAGTAGAAAGTATAAGTTCTGCACCACAAAGACGTATTGATGATGCTTTAAATGTAGCTAATCAATATGCTAGAGAGGGTGTAGAAAAAGCTAAATTTACTAAAGAGTTAAGTAGAAAAGGTACTAAACTTGATAGTGCTTTTGATTTAGATAAAAATTTAAGAATATTAGATGAAAATATGAATAGAACTTATAGAGAATTAGGTATAGACAATACACCTACAACAATGAGAAGACAAACAAGAGATTTGATAGATAAATTCAGTAATTATATGGGTGATGTAAATATAGAAGGTCACCCTAATGGTAGATTAGGTATGAATGTTTTCTTTGAAGGTAGTATAGATAATAATCCTAAAGTAACTATGGCTTTATATGATGCAAATAGATATGATACACTAAAAGGTAAGCAGTTAGAAGATTTAAGAAATATGGATAATGTTGCTACTATAGATGTACCACTTATAAGTACAGACCAGTATATAAAACATGGTAACCAAAAAGTTATATCACCAGCAGCTATAGTAGATAGAAGTGCTGACGATATATCTAGACGTATAGCAAGTGGTGAAGAAATAAAAGTACAAAGTGCATTTGATGTAATATCTAATAACTTGAAAAACCGTGCTAATAAGATTACTGCTGCTATTAAACAGGGTGATGTTCGTGAAGCTGAACGTACTGCTAATAGAGCAGTTAGAGGTTCAATAGAAGAATTTACTGGTGCTAATAATCCATTCTCTGATATGGATAGGACAGCAAGTGGTGATATATCAGATGAATTTAAGAAGAGTCATATAATGTTTAAAGGTTTGTTCGAGGATGAAGACGGTAACTGGTATAATGTATTTAATCCAGATTCACAAGGTAGACTATCTAGAATGGGACCTAAAGATAAGATAAGATTATTCCAAGACCAAAATGGTTTTAGAAGTGACTTTAATGATTTTTTACGCAATACTCTAGGTAAAGATGTATCAGTTAATATAGCTGGTACTAGAGGTAAAAATATAGGTAAAGGTGTACTTGCTTTAAGAGATGTTAGAGATTACACCACTATGGGTTATTATAATAATCCAGGTCGTGAAAGAATGTTACAGGCTTTTGGTATAAGAAAAATAACTGATAGAAGTAAAAAAGCTATGTCAGAAATGAGTGGTGTAACATTTAACCCATTAATGAGTTCACAGACTATGGATGAAGCTTTTGGTGTAGGTGAAACTTTAGAAGAGACTATGTATAATGCACCAGGTTTTCAGTCAAGAGTTGCATTTGTTAATGAAGACACTATGTTAGGTGAGTTAAAAAGAGCTCTTGATGAAGGTTATGGTAACGAAGCAGATAGAAAATTATTTGAGAAATTAGAAACTACACCTACTATATTTGAAGACCAAGCTTTAGGTTCACGTGAGTTACTTAATCAATACGAAGCACAGACAATTAAAGAAAAAACTATTAGTGGATATAAAAACCCTGACTTAGTTGACAAGATAAAAAATGAAATAGATAATAATGGTAAATATAAATTAGGTTATATGGAAGATATGGTAGAAACTTCTGGTGAAACTTTACAGTCTGAATTTAGGTCACAACATTCTATTATAGATTACAGAAAAGAAGGCGACGATTTAGTATTAACCTTACAGGAAGAGTTTTCAGACAGACAGGGTTTTACTTCCGTGATGTTAGGTCAGGAAAAACAAACTGTTACTAGAAGATTATCTGATGATTTAATACAAGCTGCTTTTGGTGATGGTGTTAAGTTTGTTGCTGCTACTGGTCAGAAAAGTCACGGTGCTTATGGTGACGTACTCTCTGGTACAGTTAAAGATGCTATAAGACAAATAAATGAACTTGATATAAAAAGAGCAGAAAAAAGTAGACGTTTAAGACAAGTTGAAAGATTAACTAATGAAATATTAGGATTAAATGTACAGGTAAAAGAAATGCGAAGTGGAGACGAGATATTAGGTAGATTAGTATATCCAGATACATCTGGTAAAGATGTAATAGATATGGGGCAGAAAGATTTATTAGATGAATTAAATAAAGTAGAAGGTATAAGTCTAGACCCTAATATCTTAACAGTTGATACTAGATTTTTAGAAAATGAAGAAAATATGAACTATCTCTCTATGTTTGGTGGTCGTGGTAAGAAAGGTATGAGAGCTACACCACAGTTAGCACAACGAATGAGAGATATGAAGTATAATGAATATGCTAAATATTTACAAGATGAGATAATTAGAAATGTAGATGAGGGTAAACAACAACTTGTTATAGATGAAACTATTATGCAGGAACATTTATATAATGCTTCACAGCAAGCCAATCCCAACTATATGCCAAAAGGTAAAACTGCTATGAGTTACTCCAACGTAATAGAAAACTTCGATAGAGTACCACAGGGTACTTATGTAGCTGAAGGTAATAGAACCACATTTAAACAAGGTACATATTATATGGAAGACTTAAAAGGTACTATATTAGACCCCGAAAGAGACGGTATGTATATAGAATTACCAGAACAGGTAGATGTACAGGTAGACAAGCGTACTGGTAAAGAAAAATATAGTAGTATAAAGAAACTGTTTATGACTACACCAGATGTTAATGCTACTGAAGAAATAGGTCGTGGTGATTTATATACAGCTGGTCCTTTAGGTAAACATCAAAGAAATATTATAGAGACTGTTAAAGATTATAATATGGCTAAAACTCAAAGTGAAGCTTGGGAAGAAATGGCTCAAAGCAAATATGGTACTACTGATAATGCTAAAAGTTTACGTAGAATAAAAAATAAACTACAACGTGAAGTACAACAATATTATGATAGAGCTTTGAAAGATGTAACATCTTCTAGAAGTCAAGGTGGTCGTGCTGCTGAAAGTGTAGTAGGTACTGAAGCAACAGGTAGTGGTTATTTCATACTACAGGGTAGAACACCTATAGAAGATGCTATGCCAAATTCATCTTATGCTGATGAATTAAGTAAGGTTAAGGCTAAACATGCAAACAACTTAGCAGCAAATGATGTTCTTATAAGTACAGATGATGCTAAACGTATGGTAGGATATGATTTTGATAAAGGTGAATTTATAAATGAAGATGCTAAAAAAACATTTAAACAAATGACAGAAGGTGAGGGTGTTTACGGTACTAGTGTTAGATATCCTACTACTCACCCAGGTTCAGCTGTACCAGTAAAGGTAAAAGCATCTGATGATGTAGGTAGTGGAGTAATGCAACAATCATCTATTATGACTACACAGATGCAGAAAGGTGATTACGATACTGACCACGGTGCATTGTTCTTGATACCAGGACAAGGAACTGAAGCTGCTAAAAATCGCAATATAGACTTCGACGAACTAGAGAGACAGTATCAAAAAGTACAGGATGACTTATATAATCAGAAGTTTGGTAGCGACTTAACACCTGCACAAAAATTTAGAAATGATATACAGGAAGAAGTTAATACATCACGTGGATATAATATAATAGGAGATTCTGATTCTGATATCGTAAAACGTATGGAAGGTTCAGCAGGTGTAGCTAAAAACTTTGCCGACAATTTAGCTGAAGCAAAGATGCGTAATGCAGCCTATACTGGTATGATAACTAACCTATCAGATAAAGCAAGAAGAATAGGTATGAATAATCTAGGTGAAGCTGGATATGATAAATACGGTAGAGATTTCTTAAGTGCTATAGGTGATATAACAACCCAACCTATTGATGCTAAACACTTTATGGATGTATCAAGTTCTGGTACTACAAAGACTGTAAGTAAAGCAGACCCTATAGAAGTATATGATGCTATGCGTAATGCAGATTGGGATAAACTTGAAACCTTATTACATCAGGGTGATGATGCTGTACTATCAGACAAACAATGGACAGCATTTGAAGCAGCACTTGGTAATACTTCAAGAAACGAAATGCAGGATTTGGCTACTGACATACACAAGTCAACACGTATGCTTGATAGAGGGTTAGAACCTGCTATAAGTGCTATAAAGAAAAACTCCGATAATGTCTCTATGCAGAGAGAAATGATGGATAAGTTTGTATTCGGTCAAGTAAAAGACGACCTAGTAAATCAAGGAAGTCAGTATAGTTACGGTCAACAAGCTGGAAGGTTTATGGGTGAAACTGCTGATAGAGCTAAAAATTTAGATAGAATACAGAAAGAATTAGGTAAAGTTACAGCAGAAGCAGCAACCTCTTCTGGATTCGGTTTAGGATTAGGTGCTGTAGCAGGTGCATTTGCTGGTGGTGTAGCTTTATCAGAACTAAGTAGTACACAAGACCCACTTCCTATGGATTATCTAGACCAACCAGCTATGCAACCAGCACCAGATACAGGAGAAAGAGAAAGTTATCAACATATACAGGGTATGTCTGGATTTAAACAAGCATTAAGTTCAGCTGGTGGTAGTTCTAATATACAGGGACCTACTGATATACCAGATATGGTACGACAGGAAAATATGAATATGGTAGTAAGAGGAAAGACTACTATCGACAAAGACCCAGATGAATTAGCAAGAGTAGTTAATGAAGAATTTAAAAATGAACTACAATTTCCTATAAATATAAATGTAAGAACAGAAGATGATAGAAAAGGATTATCACAAGACTGGGCTGAAAAAAGAGTATTAGATATGATTAATTAGCAGGAGGTATTATAAATGCCTGATTTATTTTATATAGACGGACAACCAAAAGCAAGAGAAGGTAGATTAGTAAAAGGTATAGCTAATCATATAATAGACGGAGGTACATTACATGTAACATTTAATGAAAATTCTATGCTTGGACCAGATATTAAGAGGAACGGTTTAGAAAATACCGTTCCTCTGAAACTTACTGGTGTAGATGCACCATCTTTAGGAGATAAGATAAATGAATCTATTTATGAAAATGATGAAGTAGATTTATTTGAATCAGAACGTGGTCGTTATATAAATTCTGAACCAAATGCACATCGTGCTGCATCTCTTTTAGTAGATTTAGTAGAAGGTAAAAATGTACTTATAGATTTACGTACAGAAAACGGTAGCTCTACTGGTCGTGCTATAACTGGGAGAAAAGGTTTACCCGAAGGTATAGTTTATTACAAAGATGGAAATAAATGGGTTAATTTGAACAGAACAATAATTACTAATGGTTATGCTGATTTAGCAAGTCTTGACCACTCTAATTTAGAACAACCTAAAAAGAATGAATACTTACTTGATTCAACCTTAGGTATATTTAAAGATAATCGTGAAGAGATAGAGAATAACCTTAAAGAAGAACGTGACGATTTTCTCGGTGGTTTTGATGTAGATAAAAACGCTAGAATAGGTGATACTATTTTACCTATACCACCAGAGAATATAAGTATGATTAGTAAAAATCAGCAAGACCCTATATCAGTAATGAGAAATAGTAATCAGATGATGCCTTCATCTGGTAGTAATGCTAAACAAATACAATTAGATTTTTACTTCGACCAAAAACAACAGATTAATGGTTATAGAAAAGAGTCAGACTGGCAGGTAAAGAAAAATAATAATGGTGAAGAAAAGAAGATACATCCTACATATTACATAAATGGTTTACGTTCTCTTATAGCACAGTTTAAGCTTACACCATTCCTACCAGTAGAAAATACTACACTTAATTTTGAGTTTGATGTAGAAGCTATTACATTACAGAACTTAGTTGTAACAAATCTCGAAGAATTTCCTAATGTAATACAGGTATCAGTTATAGCAAAAGAGTTTAACTATAAACCTTATATGGATAGTGAACGACCTTTTAGTTATTTCTTTGACTGGAAATTATTTAGATTCTATTATCAACGTATGCTTAAAGGTACTGATTTAGATTTTGATGGAGATAAATTACCTCTCTATGAATCAAACAATGATAACTTAAGTATAGATATAATGGATATGAGTTCACTACAGGAACTTGAAGAAGCTGTACATACTATGAGGAAATCACCTAATGATACAGCTATGAATTATGCTGAAGGTGATACAGCTTACGAAAGATTAGTACACGATTATTTGCTTATTAGAACTGCCAAACAGCAACGTACTAAAGCTAATGAACTTATGGATAAATATAATATAACTAGAGATAATTTTAATGATAAGGGTAAACGTAGTGATGTAAAATCGTTTATACAGGAATATGTACAGTACTGTGCTGATGAAAAGAATAATCCTATATATAAAGATTTCGACGGATATGATTATGCCTTTGAACCATTAGTAGGTTTTATGGAAAACTTCTTAGGTGAAGCTGATAGTTACAAAACTAGGTTTGTTTTCTATAGACCATTTACAGGTATTAATACTTTTAGGTCACCTTTCTCTGAATTTAAATATGACCCACATTTTATGATAAGATTAAGGTCTCCAAACTCTGTTAATACTATAAATGTATTGGTAGAAAATACTACAAACTATTATAATCCTACACCATCTGGTGATTATTATTCTTTACAGGATAGGTATATAGAAGATTTACCACCAACATTAAAGAATTATTCTACTAGAATGAAACAACCTATAACATCAAGTGTCTTTACAAGTTTTAAAGATTCTTATGGAGAATTTAATTCAAATAAAACTAGAACAGCTTTTATACCAAATTATTTCTTTGAGTTAGTAGAAGACCAAATAGCTTTAAAAGGTAAAACTAAAAAACAACAGAGAGATAAAGCTATAAAATTATCTAAAGATGAAGAAATGGATTATAACTGGCAGACACTAGATTTAAGTGAGTCTTTTTTACAGGATGTTACAGTATCATTACAGAATAGAGTAACAAAACAGGATATTAGTATGGAGACTAAAGCTACACATCAATATCTTGGTGCTAAGATGGCTAATATAAATATACAACTTGTTACTCAAAATCCTTTTGATGTTAATAAACTTACATCACTGGTCGACTATGCTAAAGTATTACAGAAAAAATTCAATACTGTTATAGATAGACCTATATTAAAACTTGATAATAACATAGTAAACCTATTTGGCTTTTATGGTGTACAAATAAATGAACTTGAAGTACAAACAGTAAAAGATTTACCTAATACATATGATGTTAAGATATCTTTCTTGGGTGTATTCAAGCCACCAGAGAATTTCCAAAGTATATCAAAAATATATTCAGAACAGTTAGATGACCCTGATGCTGGACTTATAGAAGATACAGAATCTGGTCGTTGGTTTAGTTTCCCTAATGTAGATGTAAGTGGAAGAACACAGGATATTGATGATTACCTAAAACTTAAAGAACAGTTAAAGTATATAAACTTGTATCCCGATTTATATCTACCTAAGTATTCAGAGTTACCTGTAGAATCAGATTTATATGAGGAGAATAGTGATGTATTTGTCGACCCTGATTTCTATACATTAAGTAAGAGTAATTTATTTGTTAAGAAAACACTTAATGTATTAGAAGGATTTGAATCTGAAGTTAATACTCAGGATTCTAGTGGTAATTATATAAAAGCATTAGTGGATGAACTAGGTAATGTTGATTTATCTAATATGGAAAACCTTACTGGTAATGATGAAGAACTTGAAATAGATGGTTTGGATAATGATAAGAATACTAAAGAAAAAGAAACTTACAAAAATAACAATTCAGTTAAAAAGTTATATAGAATAATGAGTAATAAAATAAACTCAAACGAATTCGAGGTAAGAGATAATACAGACTATAGTATAAGAGATACTATAAATGTATTTCAAAGACACAATCATACTTATTATAATGGATACGATATATCAAATACTATCGTAGATAATAGAGGACAGGATACAGTAGCAGTATTTATAGCAGCTAACTGGTCACAAAATCAAGAAGTAAATGATATAGAAGGACCAAGAGTATTATTTGATAAAGATGGTAATCCTTTACCCAGCAGTGATTTAAATAATGCTGAATTTCTAGGTTTACCTCTGACAAGAAAAGATGTAGTAACAGATGATATGTCTGAATTCTTAAGAAACAGGGGTATAAGTGGCAACACTAGTAATAAAATATATGACTATATGGCTAAAGACCCTAGATTCAATGGTCTTGTACTAGCAAGTGCTGCTCAAAAATACTATTCATATTACAGTGAATACTTAAGCAATTTATCTACTTCAGATATAGCAAAAGAAGTTACTGCTGAAACTGAAATGGATACTATGTTTACAAGTGGTTGGTCTGGTACTAATGCAGAATATACTACTCCTAAAGTTGTAAAAGAAATGATTATGAGTTCAGTACACGAAAATAATCTTGATACTATATTTAAGATAATAAGTTTATTAAATGCTAAAGGTTATAGTATACAGGAAATAGCAGATGGTAATGAAACTACTACAACTATATTAAATAATATGTCTACTTTATATAAAGATTTAGTTAATTCAAATTCTGGTACTATATTACCTATGGATAATTATACAGATGCTGATGAAGATTCATTAAGGTTTCTCGTACAGAAAACAGCACAGGCTATAATGAATAAAGATGATAAAGAAGTATATAATATGGTAAAAACTAATAGTGAAAAAGATACTAAAACACAGGGTAGTACTAAAGAACGTATTATAAACGCTTATAAAGATATGTTAGAGTATGACCAACGTGGCAGGTTATTAAGAGCATTTCCTTCATATTATTTAATGCTTATTGACGAAGGTCATGAAATGTTTATATGGAGTCTACAGGATGTATTTTATCACTATGATGGTGTTAAAAGTATAGATGTTGTAAAGGATAAGGAAAATATAGCTGATGCTGCTTATATAGAATTGTTTAATACTAAAATGAATTTAAGTGACCCTACTGGTGGGTTTGCACAAAAAAATAGTGACCTAGAATTAGTAGATATAATAAAGGATATTATACCTTTTGAAAGTTATGAAATATCAAGGAACAAGAGAGAACAGGAACCAGTCTCTGTACAGCTCAATACAGGTGCTAGGATACATTTACGTATGGGTTATGGTTCAACACCAGCACAACTACCAATAGTCTTTAATGGTACTATTACAGAGATACAGTTAGGACAGGTAGTAAAGTTTGTTGCACAGGGTGATGGAGTAGAATTATCAGACCCTCTTTTAGCTGGACCTAAAGAAATATCTGAAGGTGGTTTATACGAGGGTAATTTACTTACTAAAAGAGCTAATCCACAGGAAATATTATTATCACCACTTACAGATTTAGATGGACTATGGTCTAATATGTGGAGAGGTATTGGTAGGTCAATAGCAGAAGTAGGTTTTGATTCTAATGTAGCACCATTCAACGAAGAGTCAGAATATGGACCTAGTTATATAGGTGCTAATTACAAACCCGACTTTTGGGAAGGACCTATATCAATGAGACAGCCTATGAAAGATGAACAGTTTATGGATTTTATAAGACCTAGTGCTGTTACTTATGAAAGAGCTCAGAATATATATAGTCCTAATTCAAAGAACGGTGGTAATGAAGAGATTAAATTCTCTATGTTTTTGTACGGTAAGACAGTTTATGATGTTTTACAGACCTGTGCTATGACAGTACCTAACTGGATAGGTGATGTTCACCCATTCGGTATAAGAAGGAGTACAATATTTTATGGTCATCCATCATTTGAGTTAGCTTATGATTATAAACGTTTAAGAGAAGATGATACTAGAAATAGTATATATGATAATATGAAACTTAAGGAATTAGAAAGTGGTAAATCTGTAATAGAAGAAGTAAAAACTTACAGACAGTATAAAGTATATGGTAGTTATTCAGATATAATAGCCAATAATATAAGATTATCACAGGAAAATATTGTTACAGCAGTTAAACCTATAATGTATGCTAGAGATAAAGAAGAAATAAAAGAACTAGACCCCGTTTTTCTAGATACTGATATTTACACTGAATTCCAAACACAGATAACTGTAGATACTGCTATTAAAACACCTAACCTTGGTACAAGAGTTTTAGACTGGACAAAGTATAATAGAAATAGAGAAACACAGTCAGCTATAAACTATTCTATATCTACTATGCAACAACATATTGATAGTATGTATAGTGGTGAATTATTAATAATGGGTGACCCTACAGTAAAACCTTACGACCAAGCACATATATATGATTTGGAAAGAAAAATGTCTGGTCCTATAGAAGTCAATCGTGTAACACTAAGTATGGATTCAGAAATAGGTTTTGTAACTTCTATAAATCCTAATCCAGTATCAACAGCTAATAGAGGATTTAAAAAAGATATA